GATCCACAACATCAAGCGCACCCGTGGCAAGGAATACACCGAGCTCGAAGTCGAGTTCACGGCCAACGCCAACCAAACGGACTCCGCCACCGGCTACAGTCCTATTCAGGCCACCGTCATCAACGGAACGTCACTCTCGTACTAAAGCATCACTAAGAAAGGGAAACAATGCCTATCGTCTCACTGCCCAATAACCAGTCTGCTGTCATCGCCAGCCGAGAAGAAATCACCGAGCGCACGTCTCGGGCTATCTCTCGTGCCTATATGCGAGCAGCCGGAACCGCCGCCAAACTCGCCACCCTCGGCTTCGACGACCAAGACCCCAAGACGTGGGGCCTCTTCGCCGACATCTCCGAGGACGACCAGGCGAACCTCGACGGCTATCAGGCTCAGCTCATCGTGGGTCTGGTGAAGCAGTGGACACTAGGCGACCTGCCGACCTTGGAGAGTGCGCTCGACCTGCCCAAAGCAACGTTCGACGCACTCTCTGAGGCCTGTGGTGTCGAGTTCAACGGATCTACGGTGAACACGGAGCCCGACGTAGACCCAAAAGCGCCTACCGCCGACTCGGGAAACTAAAGGCCGCCCTCGAGGGTAAGTCCACCGAGGTAGACCCTGAGCTGCTGGACTACTACCGAGAGCACCGCTTCCGCAAGGTCTATGGCGGTAGTCACGAGGACTTCCTCTCTCAGCCCAAACAGGTGACGGACTGGCTCCTCGCAATCGCTCGCACCGAGCAGGAGGTGGCCAATGGCTAGCGGTATCGAAGTCTCGGGGCTCGGCAAGTTCGACGCTGGCATCCAAGCCCAGAAGCGCAAGGTGGACGCCGCCACCGAGAAGTTCGTGCGCCAAGGCGGTGAGGTCATCGCCGGTAATGCTCGCAAGCAGTTCATCGGTGGCAAGGAAGCGCAGGCGACTGATGCCTGGCGCTCTGACGCTTGGCCAGTCCCGACCCGTCGCACCGGCAACCTACAGCGCTCGATCCGTGTCACCTACGTCGGACGGCAGGGCTCCTCGTGGGTCTCGCAGACCGGCCCAACTGTCAAGTATGGGCGCAGGGTAGAACTGGGCTACACCGGCACGGGCCACTTCCCGTACTACACCACTCGCCCGTTCCCGTTCCTACAGCCTGGTCTCGAGCAGTCCCAAGACCAACTCCAACGCCTCTACGCTGACCTCGTCACGGCAGCGCAAACTCTCTAAGGGAAACCAATGCCACTTCTGCCCCCAGTGATTGCCACGCTCCTCGCCGACACTAAAGAGTTTATGGCGAAGATGACCGAGGCTGAGCACAAAATGGGCAAGTTCGGTCTGGCTGCTGACGCATCTGGGACGAAGTTCAGCAAGTTCACGAACTCCGCCACAACTGCTGTCGCTGGGCTTGGCATAGCGTTCGCTGGCTTCGCTGTCGATAGCGCCCTAAAGTTCAACGAGGCGCTGGACAAACTTCAGAACCAGGCTGGGCTGACCAAAGAGCAGGCCGACGCCGCAGGCCAGTCCATTCTCGGCATCTCGAGCGCCACGGGCATCTCCTCTGCCAACATCGCCGCCGCCTATCTTCAGGTCTCTAAGGCCGGAATTAAGGGAGCCGCAGCTCAGAACCTCGTCACCGCCGCCGCAAAGCAGGCCGTGGTCACTGGGGGCGACGTGGCCCAGACTACGCAGACTCTGGTAGGTATCCAGAACCTCCAAATCGCCAAGGGAATGTCCGTCGCCGCAGTGTCTGACCTTATGGTCGAGGCAAACAAGCGCCACCTCGGATCGCTGGACAGCCTGACCCAGACCCTCACCGGCAAGGTCGGAGGCGCACTCGCAGCTCAAGGCGTGAGCCTCGCAGAAATGGCCGCAGTCTCAGACGTGGCCTCGGCTGCCGGATACGCAACCGCCAAGTCCTACACCCAGTTGGCCACCGGTCTGAACAAGATTGAGAACCCCACGACTCGCTCGGCTAAGGCTATGGCAGCGCTCGGCATCAACGCCGACACGCTGGCCAAGATTGCCCGTCACCCTGGCACTGGTCTGGTGGACACGCTTCAGTACCTCGAGACTGTCTCCAAGAAAACCGGCGTCTCGATGAACACCCTCATCACCGATACGTTCGGCCCTGGTGCTGTCGGTCTGGTCACGACGCTGGCAAACCACGTCGGCACTCTGGCTAAGAACGTCAAGGCGCTGAGCGGTGCTTCTGGCACGGGGCTAAATACGGCGTTCGGCGTGGCCTCAAAGCAACTCGATACGCAGATGAAGATTATCGAGACCAAGTTCGTGAACTCCGCCACCACGTTCGGCCTGACGCTCATCCCCTACATTCAGACTGCGGCGAACGACATCACGGGCGCTATGAACTACCTCTCAAAGCACCCTGCCGCCGTTAGCAACATCGGCGACGTGCTGGGCGCTGTGTTCGCCGGAGCTCTTGGAGCCAAGATTGCCAGCATCGGTCTGCGCATCGCCAGTAGTTTCGGCATCGAGGCCGCAGGCATCGAGGCAGGCCCTATCGGTCTCGCCATTGCCGGAGCCTTTCTCACCGCTTCGCTCATTCCTAAGGTCTATTCCAACGCAGAAACCGACAAGCAAAAAGTGCGCAACGAGATGAGCAAGAACAAGTTTCTGGGGGCCTTGGACTTCTTAGGCTTCACGGCAAACGTCGCTACCTCTATCGCAAACAAGGGTCTGCAGTTTCTGCCAGGCGGCCCACAGATCCCTAAAATCCCACTCATCGGGTCAAGCGGGTCAAGCGTGTCCACATCGCAGCGTCCAACGATGCCGAACTACCCTGGCCCATTCCGCAACCTCACCACTCACACAGTGCGAGTTAAGGTAGTCAAGTAATGGCCGAGACGTTCGACGCAGACCTGACCGGCGCTAACACGAGCTGGGATATTGAAATCGAGGTCGGTATCATCGCCGACGCTCTAATCCGTGACCCCAACTTCATCAAGGCCGTGGCGAACGCTATCCGCACCGCTCAGACGAAGCAGGCTCGCACTATGGGCAACCTCTACGGGCCGAACGCCCAGCGCCCTAAGCCTGCCCCGACCACCAAGCGCAGGCTGTCGTGACGCTCCCCTCGCTTCCAGCAATCAAGGTCTACATCGCTTTCAACCCCACGCTGGGCGGCAACACCCTGGCTACGGCCAATCAGGTCTCGTTCGTCCAGCAGTACGGCGGCGTGAACTACTGGACTGACGCTTCGGTCTACCTGCGAGACTTCACCACCAAGACGGGAAAGCAGCACTACCTAGACCGCATCGAGGCCACCACGCTGAAGATGACGCTCAACAACCGAGACGGCTTCTTCAACGGATCTCCGAACGTCATTACCCCTCGCCTGCCTATCGCCATTACCGGAACGTGGGCGAGCACGGGCTACAACGTATTCTGGGGCATCATCGACTCCATTACGGAGAAACTGTCAGACGCTCTGAACTCCGACCTCGACGTAGAGGCCAGCGACCTGCTGAAGTACCTCAGCCTGAAGTACCTTTACCGCCCCTCGTTCTGGAAGCAGTACGCCACCTCCACGTCTACCCAGTCGTGGTATCGCTGCTCCAACTACTCGTCTACGACAGTCACCTCGGCCACGGCACTCTCGAGCTCGTCAATCAAGTACCAGGTCGTCAATACCAACACCACGTTCGCCGTCGGCTCAACTGTCACAGTGACCGGCCTGTCTGGGCTCTCCACGCTCAACCAAGCGAACGCCACTATCTCCGCAGCCGACTCGACTTCGTTCACTGTCTCGGGCGTATCTACGACCTCCGGTGCTTCCTCGACCAGTTCAGGCGTGGCCTATCTGACAACCTGCTACGACTACGTCTCGAGCAACAACGGCACGTTCTCCGGTCAGGTCTCCTACCCCAACCACGGGGCGCTCATCTACGACACCGACGGCTGTGTGGACTTCTCCGGTCAAGGAAACATCGCCTCGGGCGGTATCGTTATCCCAACCAGTTCGACCAACTCCGGCTCGTTCGGTGCGATTGACCTATGGATCCTCGGCCAGCAGGTGCAGAGCAACACCGTCCTGAGCGTGAACTGGGGCAGCTCTCGCACGAACACAATCATCGTCAGCATCTCTTCCACCGGCATCCTGCAGGCTTCGGTCAATGGTGGAGCGGCTACGAGCGCAGTCAAGGTGAACGACGGCTACTGGCATCACGTCGGCCTGGTCACAGTTGGCTCGGGCTCGTCGGGGCAGGTATATCTCTACTGCGACGGCCAGTTCTACAGCCTCGGCGCTTCGGTATCCTCAACCTCTCTCTACGCCTATCAGAACGTCAACGTCGGCGCTTCACTCTCCGGCGTGTTCGGCTTCAACGGCCAGACGGACGAAATAGTCATCGCCAACCTGTCCAACCTCTCCGGCATCGCCGCCGAAGTTCAGCAGCGCTACAGGGCTGGGACGATGCTCCAACTCGGCTTCCCCGTGACCTCCACAAAGGTCTACTCGGGCGACCGCATCGCCGAGGTGCTCACCCTGGCTGGCTTCGGATCTATCACCGGCGGCACGACCTCGGCAGTCTCGACGCTCAACGTCCCGAACTACTACATCGCCAACGGCTACCAGAACTACGTCTCCTACGGCTCTGCGACCTACAAGGGCTACGCCTCGACTGAGCCTTACTACTGGGACTCGCCTATCGACTCCTCGACGGCGCTCGACCTCATCCAGCAGATTACCGACACCGACATCGGCTCGTTCTTTCAGCGACCTGACGGCACGTTCTACTTCCTGCCCCAGAACTACTACGGCACTTGGTCGTTCACCTACGCCACCCCACCGAGCGCCAGCATCGGAACGTGGACGCTGGGCTCGTTCACCACGGCTACTATCTCGGACAACGGCAACGGCTACCCCTACGACGTGCAGGGGCTTCAGGTCATCCAAGACGACACCGACCTCTGGACTTCGGTGCGCATCACCCCTCAGGCTGGCGTAGACCAAATCTTCGAGTATGTCGGCCAAGAGGCTCGCTGGGGCTACTCGACCCTGACCAAGAGCTCGACAGTCTCCTCGTCACTCCAAGACGCACTCTCGAGCGCCTACTTCCTCGCCTATCTCTACAAGGCTCCTCTGCCCCGTGTCAATAACGTGACGCTCACCAGCGAGGCCACAGTCGGCGGAAATCAGGGCTACAACCTCTCGCTGATGCTGGGGCTCAACTTCGGTGACGCTCTGACATTCCAGCGCACCCAGCCCAACGCCACGGGCTCGGGCATCATCAACCGGCCTATGTCCGTCGAGAGCATCAGCCACGAGTTCGCCGCCGACCCTGGCTACTGGCACACCCACCTCATTCTTGACCCGTATCCGGTGCGAGGGAACGGAAGCATCTCGTGACAATCCGCAACACCACTCAGTACGGCGCTCAACTGACCTCACTCGGAGACGGATCCGATGCTTCGTTCTGGCGGCTCAACACGGTCTGGTCGTCGGGCGTGGCCGGAAACACCAACACCAGCATCGGCACGACCTACACCTCAATCCAGTCGCTCAGCTCGCCAGGCGTGGCCGGTGGCTTCACGAACTATCTCGTGTTCTGGTCGTTCGGCGCAGGTAATACCGCCCCCTCGACCTCGTCCTACATCGACGTTCAACTGGGCTACAACAGCAGCACTCCGGCGTTCGGGCCTGGTCGCACCGGCTACTTCACTACGGCAGGCGGCAACTTCTACTCGGGGTGCTTCCCTCTGACCACGGCTGACATCCAGCCGTTCATCCTCTACCTCTTCGTCAAGACGGAGAGCGGCACGTTTAACGCTTCGTTCGGATCTATCACCGTTATCGGTATCAACTAGGAGACATATGGCAAACTGCAAACCAGCAATCGTCGAGTGGGCGAAGTGGGCTGTCGCTAACAAGGAGCACTTCAACTACACCGAGGGCGCTCAGCGTATGACCGCTATCGGCGTGTTCCCTCCCAAGTTCCCAATGTTCGCTGACTGCTCAGCGTTCGTGACGTGGTGCTACTGGGTCGCTGGCGCACCAGACCCCAACGGCCTCGGCTACAACCACGAGGGCTACACCGGCACTCTGCTCGGCCACGGCACGGAAATCCCCCTCCAGCTCGTCGAGCCTGGTGACGTAATCGTCTACGGGCCCTCAACCGGCTGGCACACCGCTCTCGTCATCGAGGCCGGCCACGACCCCGTGACTATCAGCCACGGCCAGCAGGGCGACCCCAGCATCGTCAAGGTCTCACAGGACGGACGCCAGCCACAGCGCTACCTGCGCTTCAGCACCGAGGGAACGCTCCGCACTCCGCAGGCTCTCGAAGTCCACAAGGTCGCCACGCCAGACCTCCACAAGACTGCGCCACAAGTCCACCAGACGGCCCCAGAAGCCCCTCAGACGGCTCCTGCGCCCACTCCTGCCCCAGCGCACCCCGAACAGCAGTTCGCCCCTACATCACCGGCCACTATCGGCTGGCCTCTCCTCAAGGAAATCGAGCACATCGCTCACGAGGTAATCAAGGGGCCTGACGCATAATGCTGGCCCTCGACCTCAACTCGTTCAACTTC